GCCTAAAAGCGGAAGATCAACGTCTTCGGTTAAAATTGATAACAATGAGTTGTTGTTAAATACTGAATTACAAAACCATAACTATGTAAGTAGGCACGGTATAATCTTGGCCACACCTATGTTAAGCGAAACTAGTATAAAAGAAGGAGACGAAGTTATACTGCATCATAACGTGTTTAGAAGGTTTTATGATGTTAGAGGTAATGAAAAAAATAGCAAAAGCTACCTTGAAGAAGATAAGTACTTTGCTCAACCAGATCAAATATACGCTTATAAGTCAAATGGCAAGTGGAAGTCTGAAAAAGGTTTTTGTTTTATAAAACCTATAAAAGAAGATAAAATGTTTTCTACAGATTTTGAAAAACCAGGTCTTGGTATTGTGAAATACACAGATGGAAGCATAGATAAAGGAACATTAGTTTCTTTTAAAGTAGGTATGGAATACGAGTTTTTTATTGAAAAACAAAGACTCTATAGAGTACCAACCAATCAAATTAAAATTAAATATGAATATCAAGGAAACGAAGTCGAATATAATCCAAGCTGGACACAAGGCAGTTGAGGAATTAATAAAAGTAGCTAAAGAAGCTATTGTTGATTCAGATGACGATATATCAGCAGACAGACTTAAAAACGCTGCTGCTACAAAGAAGTTAGCTATATTTGACGCTTTCGAAATATTAAATAGAATAAAAGAAGAGCAAGACATGCTCGATAACAAGCCTAAAGAAGAAGTAGCTAAAAAATCATTTAGTGGATTTGCTGAAAAAAGATCTAAATAATGTACGAGCAAACTTTATATAAAATAGTTGAACCCGTAAAGCTCACTACTATTTCTAGATTAAATAAATCTAAAAAATGGGATTATGGTTACAATAAAGAAAACGATATTGTAGTTATAAGTAAAACAGGTCAAATAGGTGATATATACGAAATACAGGGATTAAGAATAGCGCTTCCAAAAACGCCTTCTAAAATAAACAAATCTACAGATAAATGGACTGTAGAAGAATATCCTAAAGAGTTAAAGCAAATACAGAGTGTATTCGATTGGAGAGAATACCCTGAAGAATTTCAAAACAAATGGGAACCATATATAGATGAACAATTTAAACGCAGAGAAGAAGGCCATTGGTTCAATAATAAAGGCGTGGCTACTTACATTACTGGCACTCACTTTATGTACTTGCAGTGGTCTAAGATTGACGTTGGCAACCCCGAATTCAGGGAAGCTAACAGATTATTCTACCTATTCTGGGAAGCTTGTAAAGCAGACAGAAGGTGTTACGGCATGTCTTATCTCAAGAACAGACGTTCAGGTTTTTCGTTTATGGCTTCAGGAGAGACGGTTAACATGGCCACAATATCAAGTGACGCACGGTTTGGGATATTGTCCAAATCTGGCGCCGATGCAAAGAAAATGTTCACGGATAAAGTCGTACCCATATCTGTCAACTATCCGTTCTTTTTCAAACCGATACAAGACGGTATGGACCGACCAAAGACCGAATTGGCCTACAGAATACCAGCCTCAAGGCTCACAAGAAAATCGATCCAAAACAAACAAGACCAAGAACTACTTGAGGGGCTTGACACTACTATCGACTGGAAAAACACAGGGGACAACTCTTATGACGGAGAGAAACTAAAACTACTAGTACACGACGAAAGTGGAAAGTGGGAGAGGCCAGATAATATATTAAATAACTGGCGAGTAACAAAAACGTGTCTACGTTTAGGTGCTAGGATTATAGGCAAGTGCATGATGGGATCAACATCAAACGCTTTAGACAAAGGAGGAGAAAACTTTAAGAAACTATACTACTCTTCTGATGCTACAAAAAGAAATAAAAACGGTCAAACAAAGTCTGGTTTATATTCTTTATTCATACCTATGGAGTGGAACTACGAGGGTTTTATAGATGATTACGGACACCCTGTGTTTGATACACCTAGCAACGAGACTAAAGGTCCATACGGCGACATTATAGACACTGGAATTATAGAACACTGGAACAATGAAGCTGAAGGATTAAAAAGCGATCAGGACGCCTTAAACGAATTCTATAGACAATTTCCGCGTACGGAAGAACACGCGTTTAGAGACGAAACAAAAAGCAGTCTATTTAACTTAGCGAAAATATACGAGCAAATTGATTACAACCAAGATTTAAGAAATACAGGAGTAGTTAGTACTGGTAATTTTAGCTGGGAAAATGGAATTAAAGATTCAAGAGTTTTATTTACACCAAACTCTCAAGGAAGATTTAAAATAACTTGGGTTCCTACTCACGATATTCAAAACCGTCAAGTTTTAAAAAATGGAATGAAATACCCAGGTAACGACCATATGGGGGCTTTTGGATGTGATAGTTATGATATATCCGGAACAGTTGGAGGTAACGGATCAAAAGGAGCTTTACACGGGTTGACTAAGTTTAGTATGGAAGACGCTCCACCTAATACATTTTTTTTAGAGTACGTTGCAAGACCTCAGACTGCTGAGATATTTTTTGAAGATGTTCTTATGGCTTGTGTATTTTACGGAATGCCTATATTAGCTGAAAACAATAAACCTAGGTTATTGTACTATTTTAAAAGAAGAGGTTATAGAGGTTATTCAATGAATAGACCAGACAAGCTTTGGAACAAACTTTCTACAGCAGAAAAAGAAATAGGAGGAATACCAAATTCAAGTGAAGATATAAAGCAAGCTCACGCTGCGGCTATAGAGTCTTACATAGATAAATACGTTGGATTAAAAGAAGACGGCAATTATGGAGATTTATACTTTAGCGAAACTTTAAATGATTGGGCAAAATTTGATATAAATAACAGAACAAAGTATGATGCCGCTATAAGCTCTGGATTAGCTATAATGGCTTGTAATAAAAATTTATACAGACCTAACCAGATTATGCAAAAACGAAAATTAAACTTAAGTATCGCTAAATATAGTAATGGCGATTCAATTTCAAAAATAATAAAATAAATATGGCTGAATCAGTTGTAAAAAGTACTTTTCCTAGTCAAGTAGCTAGTGATGCTGAAAAAATGTCGCCTGAGTATGGACTTAAGGTTGGTAGAGCTATTCAAGACGAGTGGTTTCAATTAGATTCTGGTACAAATAGATATAGAAGCAATCAACATACATTTCACAAGTTAAGGTTATATGCTAGAGGCGAGCAACCTATACAGAAATACAAAGACGAGCTATCTATTAATGGTGACTTATCTTACTTAAACTTAGACTGGAAGCCTGTACCTATTATACCAAAATTTGTAGACATTGTTGTTAACGGTATATCTGAAAGAGCTTTTGATATAAAAGCGTATTCACAAGATCCTTATGGAGTCAGTAAAAGAACTGATTATATGGAAAGCGTACTTAGAGACATGTACACTAAAGATCTTAACAACTTTGTACAAGAGAATTTTAATATAGCTTTATTTGAGAATTCAGAAGAAGATTTACCTGAGACTAAAGAAGAGCTAGAGGTTCATATGCAGCTAACATATAAGCAAGCTGTTGAGATGGCTGAAGAGCAAGCTATAAACACTTTACTTGACGGCAACAATTATGATCTAACTAAAAAGCGTTTTTATTACGACCTAACTACAATAGGTATTGGTGCTATAAAAAATAGATTTACATTGTCAGAAGGCATTGTGGTTGAATACGTAGACCCTGCTAATTTAGTATATTCCTACACTGAAGACCCTAACTTTCAAGACGTATATTATGTTGGCGAAGTAAAAGATGTCACTATAAATGAAATAAAAAAGCAATTTCCAGAATTAACAAACGATGATTTAGAAAAAATATCTAAAACATCATATCAAAGCAATAGCTATTACGACCGCCCACTAAATAACTCTGCTAGCCCAGACGTTAATACGGTTCAAGTTTTGTACTTTAATTTTAAAACCTATATGAATGAGGTGTATAAGGTCAAAGAAACAGCTACTGGAGCTTCAAAGGTGGTGCTTAGAGATGACCAGTTTGATCCGCCAGTTGAAATGCTTGAAGAACAGTTTGGAAAATTATCTAGGTCCTTAGAAGTGCTGTATGAAGGTGTGTTAATATTAGGTACTGATTACTTGCTTCAATGGGAATTAGCTAAAAATATGATGCGCCCTAAAAGCGATCATACTAAAGTTAAAATGAACTACAGTATTGTAGCTCCAAGAATGTATAAAGGTAAAATTGAATCTTTAGTAAGCCGTATAACTGGATTTGCTGATATGATTCAATTAACTCATTTAAAACTTCAGCAGGTATTATCAAGAATGGTACCGGATGGAGTTTACCTTGACGCTGATGGTTTAGCTGAAATAGATTTAGGTAATGGAACTAATTATAATCCGCAAGAAGCATTAAACATGTTCTTTCAAACAGGT